TTGTTGGAATATTACGTACATTGTAATATCCTACTAGATTATTATCGTCTTCATCAATGTCGATGTGTTCAATAACAATATCAGTTTCTTTTCTCAATTCGATAAGAATTTTATCGACAGTTTTACAGGGAACACACCAATCACTACCAAATTTAATTAATTTTCTTGTCATAGTTTAAATTGTTTCATTTACGTTTATCGGTAATATTTTTAATATCACTTTTAGTTAATTGTGGATATTTTTCTAAAATAAATCTTGGTTTCATTCCATTATTATGGAGTTCTTTAATATTTAAAATCATTTCAATATTATAACCAGCTTTAATCATAGCTGTTTCTTGAGCAGATTTTTTTCTATTAAATTTTTCTTCTTCTGAACTATTTTCCCAAGAAAGTTTAACGCCTAAACTTCGTTTTTTAGATTCTATTTTAGCAGTTTCTCCATATATTTCATTATATGATTTATCTTTTCTAAAATCTCCCACTTTTTTAGCAGTTTCTTTACACTTTATAAGACCTTCTTCAGTATGTTTATATCCTAAACATCCTTCACCACCTAAAGTATTATTTAATCCATTTAGATAAGAATTATATTGGTTAATATATTCTATTTCTAAATTAAACATATCCTCTTCATCACACTCTATAATTTCTTCAATTATAAAATTATCTCATCCATGTTTATTAATTGAATTATATAATTTACTTTTATATTTATGATTTTTTGATCTTGATTTATGTTCTAAGAATCTTTCTTCAATAGATTTAGTAGTACATCCAATATAAATTTTATCATTTATTTTATTTGTAATTTTGTAAATTTTTGCCATATTTTATTTTTTTAAATTAATTACAAAGTTACAAAAATATTCACACCAAAAAGCGTAAATTTTATTAAAAATAAAAGCAATCATTTGATTGCTTTTATTTCGCATCGTTTATTTTTTATCAATATCCTCATCATATCTAACAGCTTGAAATATAGTTTGGATAGGAATTCCATCAATAGAATAGTTAAAGTATTTAACTTTACCTTTATGTCCAATAATATCATTAATATTTTCTAAATACCAAGCTTTCAACTCTCTATCACCAATTGGCTTCGCAGCAAACGGTTTACCATCTTTAGTTTCACAAATAAAACAGAAGTCTTCTGGTCTCAATCCATCTTGATAATCAACAATTAAAAATTCATCATCTTTATATTGTTTAACTTTAATCATAGTTGAACCACGTTTACCAAATTCATACATTTTATCAGGCTTACGCGCAACTAATCCTTCAAATCCTTCAAGTACCCAACGATCATGTAATCGTTGAATATCATCCCAACTAGAACTTAAAACATGTTCAATTACTTTAATTTTATCAAATTCAGGTTTTTCACATTCAAATGCAAATTCTTCTAAAATTGAAAGTCTATCCGTAAATATCATATCAGGAATAGCTAAATCATAAATCCAAAATTCTAACATATCACAACGATCTTCCCAAGTTTTAAGTCGAGCAACACCTGATATAGTTTGTAAATGTGTTCCATGATGATATAATTCACCATCAAATACATAAGTTGGATGTTCTTTTAAAAATGATTCAAGTTGAGCCATAATTTTACTAGCAGCTATATCATAGTCTTTACCACCTCTTGAAACTGTAACTACTTTTTGAAGTTCTTCATCCCATTTGATTTTAATCATACACCTTACTCCATCAAGTTTTCTTGAACAATAAAGTGGTTTATTAAACACAGAATTTTGACAGTCTTCTGATTTTTTAGCAAGCATTGGTTTAAGATTACCATTAGTATCAGAACGAAGTGTTGGAACAATATCATTGATTTCGGACTCAGATAATTCCTCAAACTTTTTAGTTGTTAAACTGTCTAATCGTTTATATCCTTTATCAAGATATTTATTGATTTTACTGTTAAACTCTAAATTAGCTTGTTCAATAACAGACCTCTTAGCTTTACCTCTTTCAATAGTAACTTCTGGTTGTTCTGTCATTTTACCTTGATATTGTCCGGTTGACCTTTTAATAGTAAAGCTATTACCATTTTGTTCTAATTCAGCAACTACAACTTGAACTTTATCCCTTGCATTTCTTGTTACTAAATGTATTTTACTTACTATCATCTTCTAATTTTTCCAATTGTAAAAACGAAACTACTTCATCTGCATCTTCAAAAAGTCTATCTCTAATAGCTTCTTGAATAACTTCCATATCATCACTGATAATTCCTAGTTCTTCTGTATAAAATATTTGATCGTATGTTACTCTAATTTTCATTACCACCAATGTTTTAATAATAGTTCTTCTCCTAGTTCTAACTCACATTCAGAGCATAACCAGTTATCTAAAATACTAAGTTCGCTAATATCACAGATTTCATTTCCATCTTCATCTTCTTTATATTCATATTCTGATGAATCTCCAACGGTATAATCAACCCATACATCATTACCAATATTGTCATAATAATCAAAAAAGAATCTCCTAACATCATCAGGCATTTTTGGAGTACCCCATTGGACATCCAAAATTTTCATTGTTTGTAGTTTACTCATTATTTTACCCCACTTGCTCCAAATCCTGTTTTTCCTCTATCTGATTCATCCAATGTTTCAACTTCATTCCATTCACACAAACATACTTTCCCAAGTACACCTTGTGCAATTCTATCACCATGTTGAATTTCAAATACATCATCACCTAAATTCATAAGGATTACTCCCCATTCGTTACGATAACCTGCATCTATTGTTCCTGGAGTATTTAGAACAGTTATACCTTCTTTAAGAGCTAATCCACTTCTAGGTCTAACTTGAAATTCATATCCTGGTGGAAATGAAGTAAATAGACCAGTAGGAACTAAGTATCTACCACCTGGGTATACTAATACAACTTCTCTTACTTCATCATAAACAGCACCATACATATATTCATCACTAATTCCTCGTGAGAAATCAGCTCTTAAATCCATACCAGCATCACCTGGTTTAGCATATTCAGGAAGTTTATTTGTACTTTTATTTATTACGTTTACTTTCATTTAGTCAATTTTAGTAATAATTAAACCTAGTGGAATAGATGCAATTGTATTATTATTCTTATCTCTAAGTAAGTTTATACCTGCTTGATAATGTGCATATACATCATGTGCTTCTATTTCAATCGTTTTATCTAAATTATTATTGTCTACATATATTCTATATTTACTCATCACTCATTTTCTTAATTAATTCTACTTTCCAATCTGGGTTTTGTTCACTCCAAATAGCAGTGTATTCTTCAAGATTCTCATCCTCCAATACTATTAACGGAAGTTTTTTTGTTCCGTGTCTTTCCATTATTTCACGAGCTTTTTTTCTATCTTGACGATAACTGATGTTATATTCCTCTAAGATATGAGGTTCAGTTACTTCAGCAACAATTTTCATAATGAATTCACACTCATTATTATAAATTACTTTAATTACTTTCATTAATCTTCAATTAATATTTCTTCAATTTCAAAATCTGTATGACGTAAATCTCTAGTTAATATAGTCATAGTTTCTTCTCTTAATATATCATCAGTTGTATCAATAGGTACTTCTACACTCATTGTCAACATTACTGTAATATCAACTGTTTTTAATTCTTCTGGTTCCATATTTTATAAAAATAATATTGTTATAAATACAATTAATGCAAATATACCAATCATAGTATACATACATCCTTGATTAGATGAATTAGATGATAATATTTCTTCATCAGTTAATTCATTTTCAGAAATACCTTGTCCAGGTTTAAACATATGACCACAATTTATACATGTTATTTGTATCTTATTACTACCAATAAAACCAGCAGTTAATCCAATACCACCAGTTAATAATCCACCTATTACAGCTTTTCCTCCACTAAATCCTTTCTTGTTTGCTGTTAATTTATCTGAACTACATTTTGGACATCTTATTTTATTTTCCATAATTTTCTTCTTTTATCCATTTATATTTTTTATATATCTCACATTTATTATTGTAACAATCTCTAATTCTACTAATAGAGTATCCTAATTCTTGATGTATTTCAACAGCACAGCTCCATCTTTTTATTATATTATTATTAGAATCTAATTGTAAAATTGGAATAGATCTAGGATTTTTATCTAATGTTTTTCCATACATTGAATTTCCTTTACCTTTTCTAGCATTACTCATTTTTTCTTTAACTTTATTAGAAAATTTACATCCAGCTGTTCCTTCACCTCCATTTGTTTCATTATATCCAAATTTAGGATTATTTGATTCAAATAAATTAATAAATTCTATTTCTTTTCCACAAATAATAGAATCTATTAATTTTTTATTTTCTTTATTGTTATCAACTATTTCTGTTTGATATAATACATGTTTTTCAAATACATTTCATCCATATTTACGGATGGATCTATAAAAATAGTAATCAGAATGTTTTGATTTATTTAAATGTGCAGAAAATCTACTACTTAATTTCATAATTGTTTTTCCAATATATTTTTTATTATTTATAGGATTTATAAATAAATAAATAGATCCTATTATTTCTAATTTTCCTGAAAGTTCAATCGGATTTGAAACAATATAATTAGATAATTTTATATTTGGAATTTTTGAAATATCGTTTCGCTTTTTTAATTTAGAACAAGCTGGACACCCATGATTATCTAAATGAATATTCGGAGTTTGTTCAAATTCACCATGTTCTTTACATACAATTATTACTTTCTTAGATGATTTTTTATAATCAACTTTAGAATAATCGTATTTTTCATTATGAACTAATTTTGCTTTCTCAATAAATTCTTGTGTTGTTAATGTTTTACCCATATTTTATAATTTTTTAGTTTATACAAAAATAATAAAATAATTTTATGAAAAAACTATATTATGTAAAAACTATAAAATATAATGATTAGGATACAACTCCAAGCATTTTTCCTATTATAATTGACTTTTCGAATTTATTAACAATATCCTTTTTATCATCGGTAATAATTTGAGTAAATGCATTATATACATCAAACATATTCGGATCTACTCCTTCTGGAATGTAATAAGCACTGTCTTGATCAATGAATAATTGCTTATAAGCATCAATCGGGGTGGATACTGCAATTTTTACTTTACCATATCCATAGTCTTGACTTTCACGCATTGAATAGTCAACCCACTCACCTAAGTATTGTTTTCTCAAATTTCTACTAATAGTTGTGGCTTTTAATTTCTTTAATGTTGTTTGAAAATCGTTGGTTTGTTCCATCAATTGTTTAACAGCATTGTAATTTAAGGGATCACCAGGAGTCATTTCTTGCACATCCATCCACTGAGGATTGAATACTGTCAAGTTAGTACATGCTTGGTTTAAATACCCTCTATATATTTTAGCAACAGGTTTCTTAACATCAATACCATATAAAAAACCGATAACTTCATCATGGTCATCAATTGAATGTTCTCTCGGCATCACTGCTT